TTGATATCACGAACCCTAATCTTGAAATTGGCGCGCGAAACCAACAACCCGCCCCCGCCTTCGCATCCAAGCGTTCCGTCAGCGGCAAACCAAAGATCGAAGGTCCAAGCAGAACCCCAGTTCATGGCAGGGTGATACGCCATCCGGATACACGCCCCGGGTTCACCGGTAGACCCTGCACTGCCAGCGCGCCCCGCTACAAGCGGCGGGTTGCCCTTGCTGATGTTGCCTTCAGTGGATATCCGAAGATCGTTGACCAGTTCCTTGAACATCAAGCGAACGGCACGAATGCCACGGGCAGGGGTGACGTTGGTCCGCCGAACGGTGACGGGCGCGGGGAATTGAACGCTGTTGGAACGGGCGACGGAACCGGTGACATCGCGGGGGCGTTATATAGCATCTTCCGGGTATCGTACTCGATAGATGCAAGGTGCGGCGATTCGGTGTTGTCGTGCGCTCGAAACGTGATGAAGTAGCGGTGGAAAACCCCGTCCGCGCGCTGCATTGCTTTCGTGTAGGTGAAGGTCTGCGTGGTTTCCTGCGCAGTTCGAAGCAGGGTCTTGACGCCGGCAACCACCTTGTAGATCTTGACTTCGCATGACCAGTTCGTTGGTGCTTGGTCTGCGTCCGTCTGGAAACGCATCTGCCCGGAAGTGATGTTGTGGCGGTTCCACGTCATCAGAATGTTGCCGGGTTTTGTGATGTGCTTGTATTTGTATCTGACCGGATACGCGCGAACGTTCGGGCTGTCGTGGTTCGAGCCAATCTTGATGTTCTTCGGCAGGGTTGGTCGATCTGTGCGCCGTCGCATCGTGACCGTGAATACTGACGCAGTCGCAACCCCGGTGCTGCCGGTCGTTGCGATGTTGTCCAGCTTCACGTTCACAACGTCGGTGTTGCCGTAAACGTCAACCGTGGTGCCGGTGACGCCTTCCATGAACCAAACCTTGTCACCCGTGTGCGACTTGCGGGGAACGGTGTCGAGAAGTCCACGGTGAACGCTGGTGAGGGTAACCGTAGATCCTGAAACAGTGGCGCTGTCGTAAGATAGGATTTCGTAGTCATGCTGCTGCGGGCTGCCAGTCGATTCAATCAGGATGAATCCGGCACCAAGTTCCTTTTGTTGGGAAGTCGTGAGCGGGGTCACAATGTCCGTTGTTGACGATACATTGTTGATCCGAAGCTTTTTGATCGTGTAGGGGTCGACGCCTGCCGGCGACATTTCGACAGCGTCGAGGTGGTAGCCGCGCGCAAGCGTTCCTTGTGCTGCGAAGCCGAACCGGGTTGCCTGCTCAACGTAGTTGGTCAGCGATGAAAGCTTCGCGTTCGGGATGTACTCAAGCGAATTTCCCTGCGGTGCCAGTGCCAGAATCATCGGCTTTTCGGCAAGTGTCGCGTTGTTCGGATCCAGATCGGCAATGAAGCGCGGTTGGTCCTTCACGTAAGCCGTGACAACGTTGATTGGCAAACTCGATTGCTTCGAAGCAAGCGATTTTTGAGGAACAGCGAACACGGCATTGGCAGTTCCGAAAACGTCTTCCATCAGCGACAGCCGGATTTCGCCTTGCTCGGGGGTGCCGTAAGCAATCTTGCTGATCCGCATGTATATTTTTGTGATGCCCAGATCCAGCCACTGGAAAACGACAATGTCGCCCGGGTTCAGGTTCCACGCCAACCGGTTGGTTGTGATTTCCGCCACAGCCAACGGATACGAAGTGGCGCGAAGCTGACGATTCGCCAAGTAGTTGGCAAGTGTTTTGCTCGCACACCCCGGGAACGTGTAATTGGCAAGCTGCGTGCTGCCTTGAATGTCGTAGTTCGCCATATCCTGCGCGACTGCGGGCGCGGGCTTGCCTTTAAGGTCGCGGGTCGACCAGTTCACGTTTACGGCGTTGAACGTTTCCGTCCAGTTGCCGCGCGTGTAGCGAATTAAAGAACTGTTTTCTTCGCTAAACGTCAGAATACTTCCACTATTGATCGGGCTGCCCAGAAGGTAGGTTGGTCGCGCGAGGTTGATTTCCCACTGCGTGGTATCAAGCCGCTTGAAAACGAAACCGTCCGCCTGCTGCATAATGATCTGCATCAAGCCGTGGATGCTGTCGCCGTTACTCCAAACCAACGACATGGCATTTTTCTCTGCTGCCAGCGTCGTCGCCGCTGCCGTAAAGCTTGCGGTGTCAATTTCCCCGGACGGTTCGCCAAGTCCCCAATCGTTGTTCGTCAGGATTTCGTACAAGATTTCCGGAATAGCAAGGTCGACTGCGCCCGGATCCGGGCTTTCAGTCGACCCTGTGTTGATCTGCCGTGGGGCACCTAGCCCCAGTGTGTTCGGGTAGCGTTCGACAATGAATTCAATCTGGCCGATCGTCGGCGAAGTTCCCCATTTGAAGTCTTCAAATGCAGCGTAGCAAAGGTGTCTGTATGCAGGGGTTGGTGTTCCGGCGGCATCGTGCTTCGCTTTGAACCACGCGTTCGCCAGTTGCGTGGGTCCACCACCGTACAACCGGATCACGCCTTTGATGTCGTTTTCGTCGCCGTTAAAGTCGCGAATGTCGACGTTGATCACAAACCCGTCAGCAGTGAATGGTGCGGTTCCAGCCCACACCAGACGATCACCAAGCCGTATTTCTTTCACCGTGACGTTCGGCCCGCGACAAATCCCCAGACATACGCCGGCATAGTAGTTGAAGCCAATTACGCTGCTGCTGAATAGACCACTAGAAGCCTTTATCTTGCGCGTTCGGTAACCCTGCACGTCCAGCGTGTGAATGCTGGTGATCCGCTTCTTTCCCCAGATGATGGGAATGCGTTTCGTTGGGTCGATGTCAGGAAAGCCGAAGTCTTCGAAGTTGGCTACCTGTGCATCAGGCGGCGGTTTCCGTAGAAGTTCGCCGACAACGAACAGCACGGCAGCGATGGCAAGTTGTACCCAAACCATTAGAGTAGATCCAGTCCGGCAATGAATGGGTTCAGCCCGGGGGTGTAAGCCGCGCCGCCGTAGTTCAATTCGTTGGCGAATTTGTTCTTGCAGTCGCCGGTCAATTGGTGATTGCACCCTTGCGTAAGGTTCACGAAGTCGCCAGTGATGAAGTCAGAACGGAACGGGTATTGCAGGGTTAGCACGTTCGACGCCTGCTTCACGATCAGACGCTTGTCGTTGCCGTTATCTTTGATCATCTTTCCGCCGATGAAGTTTCGAATGGGCGACGTGCCTATGTCGGCGGGGTTCAGGGTGATCGTGATTCCATCTGAAGAAATCGCCGTAACTGTAACAGTGAAGTCAGTGTGTGCAACTTCAGAAAGCGTGCACAGTGCATCGTAAAGGCTGTGCTGGCAAGACGCTCCGTAGTTCATGCGCGGACCTTCGCGTTCGAACACGTTCTTCATGCCCGTGCAAAGGAACTCAACTTCCCCGTCTTCGTTGAATGCAGACGAAGAAATTGTGCCCTTCCAGTTCTGAATAAATTCGTTTCCGGTATCGCTTTGGTGGTGGCGGAAGATCGTCAGCGTGGTCAGCCCTTCTATTGGCTGCGAAATGGACAACTGTGCGAACGGAGCGGTAAGGGCTTCGAGGTAAGCCATCACAACCGTGATTTTTGTCGCGCGACGTTCTGTCGATTGTGAAAACTGTGACCGTGCAATAGCGATTCCAACGTAGGTGGAACCGTTGAAGACGATATCATTTTCTGCATTCGTGAAGTACCACTGAACGGCGTTGTTCGTGGCGAACAGATACAGTTCGACCGGGCGACCGTCTGCTGTGCTGATTTCTTTGGCTGCGAATGTCATTCGTCGTACACGCTAACAAGGGTGACGGGGGCAGACACGTCGCCGTCGACGCGTTCGTGATTCAGGATAACAGAATCGCTGCCCATTCGATGCAGTATCAGGTAGCTGATTCGAGTGACGTTTGCAGTTGAACACGTCTGACTTAGGACGCTGTCAAGTACCAGCACTTCTCGAACACCGATTGTTTCTGACGACGCCACAATGCGGCGTTTGTCTGTCGCGCCGTTAGCGTATCGAATAATGATGTCCTTGCGCGTGCGCGGACCACCCAAAGCACCGAATACTTGGTTCGTGTAGTTGCAAGGAACAACGTTGACGTTCAAAGCCCCTGATGCAGACGTGCTTTCGATCGTGAAGTCACGGTTTCCGGTTTCAAGCCAGAACGATCGCTGTCTGCCGCGCGCCCCAAGCAGAAATTCGCGCATTCGCACGAATTCTGAACGCCCGTATGATGTCATGCCGACACCCGACACGGTTCGAACCGGGAACTTTTTGGTGGTGTTCGTCATCAACTTGCCGGTTTCGCCGCCTATCGTGCGAATCTGCTTGTCATCGATCACGTTGTAGCTGCCGGCTGTAATCAGTTCGTCGTTCGTGATATCCCAGAACGGGCGGCTTCGATACAATCCGCCAGCTTGTAGGGGTGCAGGGGATCCACTGAAACTTGGAATTTTGTTGGCAATGGATGTGAACCGTAGTTGACGGTTCCGTGCGTTCACGTTTTGGAAAACTGCCGTCGATGGTTCTGTCATGTACGAAAGCCGTAGCGGCACAACCACTGCGCCTTTCGGCCACACTGCCAAGATAACACTGGAAATTGTGATCGTCGTCGAAGTGAAGCTGACAACTTCGGCAGCCTCAAAAGAATTTTCTTTGCTCCAAATAGCAATCAGGTTGCTGCCGGCAGTAGTTCGAAAGTCCCGGTTGGTGGTGCTGTCAACCGATAGAACCAACGTGGTTCCTGCAACCGTAGCCGCTGTCAGGTGAATATGGTCAGTCCACACCGGAACCGCCCAAATGTTGTTTGCCCAGCCGAACAGAAGGTTTTCGAGGAAGGCGCTAGATTCGTCTTCCTTCAAATACTGGTAGGTGAACGATTGTCGCGGCATATCACGATTCGAAATGCGCTGTTCGTTGCCGGATCCAGATTCTATGATGTCCGTCAACCACTCCCACGTTTCAACGATGTTTGATTGAGGTTCAACAGACAGCACGATCACGCGCTTTCCAGTGAACGTTATCGTCAGCGATTCACCGCCATCGAACACGTAGACCACACTTGCCGCGATCGTCACCGGTCCTGCCGGGTTAATGTTCGCCGTCACAATGAACGATTGCTTTGGCTGCATCAGTCGCGGGGAAGTAGCAAGGTCGCCGGAAAAACTGAAGCCCCCTGCGTTTACAGGGGTGATCGTCAGAAGGTGTTTGTACTTGTAACGCCACCCATTATAGACTTCATACGTTTTCACAAGCGCACTGATCACGTTCCCCAACGCATACGTTAAGGGGACAATGTGCACACGCTCGAACCAAAAAAGCGCGCCGTACATCTTCCAAAGTTCACCGTCGTACCTGTTGACGTTGGCTTTTATGATGCCCCACTTCAAAACGTTTGGGGTGCTTCCAGTCAAACTGCTGATCAGCCACGAACTTCCGGCAGGAGCAGGTTCCTGCGCTTCTGGCGCAAGGTTCGTGACAATGTTTGTCGTGAAATCGACAAGTGCAGAACTGAACGTGGTCATGGTTTACAGATTCGGGTTCCGAATTAGAAAACCAAAGTTTCCAACAGTGTAGGTTCCTGCTGTCTTGGATCCGTGAGAAACGCAAAGGAACTTCTCGCCGCCGTCCGTCAGAACGTCGCCCGGGGTAAGGTCTTGCATGCTCGCATGGAACACGTCGGGGAATTCCCCAAGCGGGCGGAAGTTGTAGTTCGCTGCCGTCGTGTTGTTGTTTTTTGTCCAGACACGTGCCGGAACTCGAACAGTTAGCCCGCTGAATGCAGACGGGGAACGGTCGAAGAAATCTTTTCCCAAGCCGCGCGGATCCATACCAACGCAGTGCACGGACTGACCGAAGGGGGCATCAGCAAAAAGTCTTGTCCAAGGAATCGCACCGTTAGGGGTTCGCGATACCCAATCAAAATTGTTGTAGTCGACAATGCCGCCTGATGTTGCCGTGCCGGCTTGAAGCGTTCCACCGCCAAATATATAAGTGCTACGGGTAGAAGCAGCGGTGTTTCTGCTGCTTCCATCAAAGAAAAATCCACCACTCCACGAAGCCGCCGCATATTTCTTCAGGCACCCGAAAGCAATGGTTCGAAAAACCCCCGTGGTAACTTCAATCACCATATAGA